ACACCTAGTATCCATTAGGACACCTAGTATCCATTAGGACACCTAGTATCCATTAGGACACCTAGTATCCATTAGGACACCTAGTATCCATTAGGACACCTAGTATCCATTAGGTCTAGTGGAGACATATTAGGTCTAGTGGAGACATATTAGGTCTAGTGGAGACATATTAGGTCTAGTGGAGACATATTAGGTCTAGTGGAGACATATTAGGTCTAGTGGAGACATATTAGGTCTAGTGGAGACATTGAAGTTTTAATTCTAAAAATGATTTATATAACTTCAGACATTTATCTGTAAAATGGAAACTAGTGTACCAACCGAGACGAAGCTCATTAACATAGACAACAAACATGCTGTGAAGATGTTTGAAGATAGAGGTTCGAATTGGTTTTGTGTTACCGATATATGTGATTGTCTTGGTATAAATAGTAAACCGGTACGTGTAACACGCAATATTGACGATGAACACAAGAGAACCGTTCTTGTGAAGGATGAAAGTGATAGAGGTATTCTTTTTGTTGATGAGAATTCAGCGTATGGTATCATATATAAATCAAGATCTAAGAATAGTAAAGTTATGAAGGAAATGTTATTCAAGTTTATAAAAGGTAAAAAACCTATTCGGCACATTGATAAAGATAAACAATCTAAAAATTCCACAACTACATCGACATCGGATAAGACAAATACAACGGATGATACTGAAATATTAACAGATATGAATATAAAGAAACATGACCCAGAAGTCAATCTAATTCTGGATAAGGTTACATCTATAAAGGATAAACATATTAATACTTCCAAGTTTAATGTGCCTTCGAATATATCTGCGCCTGCATCCGCATTGTCCGAACAATATCCACAAATACCTAGTATCATAGTTCAAACACCTGAACTTGCAGAAAAATATCTAGAGTTGGAGAAGTATAAATTTGATACCGAGTTACAGTTTAGAAAGATTAGAATGGAAATTGAAGCCGAAACTAAACGACGAGCAGATGAACATGAAACTAAGGTTAAACTTGAACAGCTAAAGGCTAACCAGGCACGTGATGTTTCTAATAGGAAGCTTGAATACATGAGGCACGCAGAAGTTACATTACAGTTAAGTTTGGAAAATGCCTCTTTCGAAGACAGAGAGCGTTTGGCTCCTATTCTTCAGGCACATGCAATGCAGACTCAAAAACTACTCTGGGGTAATAATAATGATAACGATGTTCGATCACAAATTCCTCTGATTACTGCTTCGTAAACATTTCATTTAGATTCATAAATAATTATTTATGAATCAATATTTATAGTATCCAAGATAGGCCACCTGTACCACCAACACTTTTTTGTGCCTCTATATTTGCATATACAGAGTTCACGTTACCTGATAGTAGAGGATATGCTAATCTATCATGTGGTCTACGAACAGGTATATGTTTGGATGGTATTGGTTGCGGTTTAGGTACAGGTTTGGGGTGACGTTTCTTGTATCTATTATACGCCATCATAGTTACAATAGAAATAACGACTACCAAGATAACAATAGATATAACAATCATAGTCTGTGTACTTTGTGAATCCATTTATTTAAAGAGGAATTTTGTCACAGAAAGAAAATGGATCATAGCATTAGGAAAAAATTGGGTTGGAGAAGACAGAGATATGACGATCGTGATATCAAGTATACTCCAAAACTTCACAGATACGTATTACCACGTTCGTTTGATTTGCGTAAGGTGGTTACACTTCCACAACCGTATGATCAGGGCGAGCTTGGTTCATGTGTCTCAAATGGTATTGCCTTTTGTTTCCAGTACAATGAAACAAATATTAACCCTCTAGTTGGTATGCCTTCCAGACTCTTCGTATACTACAACTCTAGAGTTCTTGAAGGTACTGTGGGAGAGGATTCTGGTGTTGAAATTAGAGATGGTATTAAGAGTGTTAATGCAGATGGAGTTTGTGATGAAAAATTATGGCCTTATGTTATTACTAAATTTACACTAAAACCCTCATCTGAAGCTTACGAACAGGCGATTAGTTGTAGAGGACTTTCATACTATGCTCTTAATCAAAATCTCAACGATATAAAAACTGCCTTGTATAATAAGCTTCCTGTTATTTTTGGATTCCAGGTCTACTCTAGCTTTGATACGTCCTCTGTAGAAAAGACAGGTATTATGCCAATACCAAACATAAGAACGGAGGATTGTCTCGGAGGTCACTGTGTAGTTGCTGTTGGGTATGATGATGCAAAGAATGGTGGTTGTATCATAGTTCGAAATAGCTGGGGAACATCATGGGGAGATGGTGGTTACTTCTATATGCCATACAAGGTTATTCTTGATCCTAATATTGCAAGTGACTTTTGGGTTATCTCGAAAATCACAAATCCATCATCCCCGAAAAGCGTAACTACACCTGACGTGAAAAAGGAAGAAATTAACGATCTTGTCAAACTTGTACGAGAATTCACATGCAATCTTAATAATTGGATTGAAAGAACTACCAAGTAAGTTTTCTATTCTTATTTTCGATAACAATAAATGTTATCGAAAACCGTGTACATTGGTATATTTGGTATATTGATAGTTACAATTATAGTGATAGTGTATTTCAGATTAAGAAAAGATAAATGCAATCCTTCTTGTGGTACATCTGGGAAATGCGTTTCATTATCGAGTTCCAATGAATCAAAGTCATCTGAAGTATATAGATGTATATGTGGAACAGGTCCATCGTGTTCGAAGGATGAATCATGCGTTGATGGTAAATGTATGTGTGGGAATCAGATATGTGGTGTAAATTCAGACACATGTGTTGATGGTAAATGCATGTGTGGGAATAATAGTGCTTGTTCAGATAGATCAGATACATGTACTGGTGGAAAGTGTATGTGTGGAACAGATCAAGAATGTTTGGAAGGAGAAACATGTACTGATGGTAAGTGTTTAAGCGAGAAGAAGTGTGTTGGTAATTCGGATAGGTACGTTAATGGTAAGTGTATGTGTGGAACAGGTCCGATATGTACAGATAGATCAGATACATGTACTGGTGGGAAGTGCATGTGTGGGATGAAGTCAGAGTGTTTAGAAGGAGAAAAGTGTGTTGATGGTAAATGTATGTGTGGGAATCAGGTGTGTGGAATAAATTCAAATACATGTGCCGACGGTAAGTGTATGTGTGGAACAGGCCCGATATGTATCGGTGACACTGATACATGTATTGATGGTAAGTGTATGTGTGGAAAATCAATAAATTGTTCTGGAAAGTCCGATACATGTACTGATGGTAAATGTATGTGTGGAACAAACCCAGAATGTGGCAAGTATGCTGATTCTTGTTCTGGTGGTAAATGTATGTGTGGAACTGGTGAAAGGTGCCCGGAGAATCTAACATGTGTTAATGGTAAATGCTTGTGCGGTGATTTAGTATGTAACGGGCTAAGTGATAATTGTGTTAACGATAAATGCGTATGTGGTACTGGTGAAAGGTGTTCAGAAATATATACAATCTGTTCTGGTGGAAAGTGCAAATGTGGCGACTCAAATGAATCAAGTGAGTGTTCTGGTTCAGATGCATGTACTTCATGTGTCCCAACCGCATACAATATTAATGGATCGCCATATAGTTGTTATATTGATAATAATGGTACTGTGTATGTTACTGAGCTTACTACCAATGGTCTCTGTATAAATGCATATGACAAAACAGGTAAAGCAACTACACTCGTAAAAGCAGATCAGATATGGAAATCAGCATTCAGTATAAATGACTCTAAAAAGGTTATATGTATCCTATCGAGTGATGGGATATCGGTATATACATCAGGTATAAATGGTTTACAGCTTTCGCAAAAAATTCAATCTCCTCCACCATACTCGTTTAAGACATTTGAAATATCACACGATGGCACACTTATAGCCATTCCATCTTCTAATAGTGTACTTATATATAGATTGAAAGGATTACAGTACGTTAACGAAACATCGTTGAATGCCAACACTAACGGATCGTTTGCAATCTCTGGAAATGGTAATGTAATATTTTGTACTGATACAGTCTTTGAATATGTTAATGGCAAGTGGGAAACTCAGACTACCATTCGTGATGTAGAATCTTGTTCTTTGAATATGGACGGACATTTAATGTATGCCATTATTCATGGTAGAGTTGCCAAGTTCTTAGGACCAACAAAAACATTTGACTTGTATGTTGACCTTCCAGAGTCTAGTTATGTTAAGACAATTGGAAATGGTAACATGATATTAACAAGACAAGATACTTTAATCTCACCAACAAGTATGGCAAGTACATGTACATACATGGATACGAATACTGGAAAGGTATATATTAGAGCGAAAAAGCCATCGATCGGTATGAATGACGTAAGTGAGAACGGAAGGTGGATTTCTATTATTGATGGTACAACTACAAGAGTATATAATTGTGCAAATATAAATACCAACCTTAATCTATTTAACATATTTAATCTGGACACTAGGAACGGTAAATTTATTGGTATAATTATACTTGTACTTCTTGTACTTCTTGTACTTCTTGTACTTCTTGGCATCATATTAAAAAAACTAGTGCTTTAATAAATGGAAAATATTGCCATGAGTGAATTAAGAACCCAGCTTGTTGGTCTGGGTAGCTCTGAGAATGGAAATGGACCATGTGGATCAAATAATGGTGGAATATATGGTTCTACATATGAACAGTTTACGAACGCAATGGTAAAGCATGTTTCTGACCAAGTTACAAACGCACTGAGAACTAGAGGTTACTATGTTATCGTGCCAGACGATAAGGTAGCTCATGTTATAACAGAGGTATACAAAAATCATTCTCCAAATGTAGGTGACATATATTCCAGATTTATTATAGATGGTCTGGGTCAAAGAGATGATATGAGAATGATTGCTGACAAAAGCATAGAAATTATTGTTAGCCAAATAAGCAACGAGTTTGATATGCAAAAACAAAATCAATCATTTAGTGTGTGGAACCAAGTACTTGGTACTCAAAATCCACAAGGTATTCGACAGCATTCGCCAATCAAGTTGAATGGTAAAAGAAGAACAAACTTATTTTGGATGAGATATTAAAGTGGAGATGGAGATGTATTGTTATATTGATTAATCAATATAACAAATAAGATAAATCTACAAACCTATGACGATGATGGAAATGGCATCACTCTTTCTGTGAGTTCAAATCTTTTAATATTCCATAAATCAATATCAGATACAGTCTTGTTAATAAGAACCCTTCCACTCTGGAATTCATACTCACTCTGATACATAACATCAAAATCCCAACATCCTCTATCCCAATCCTCCATGCTAGCCATATGTGAAATGATACGATGTATCGTAAAATCAATATTAAAATAATTTGTTTTCGTATCCAAATCCATAGTGGCATGTTTTTTATCATGTTCGAACAGTTCATAATTATTATCTATAAAGTACCTTAGAATACGAAGCAACGCGAAACCAGATACATAGTCTCGTGAAACAACACCAATATCAAATATCTCAGACATTTGATCGAAAGATGTTTTGTAAGCGCACTCTGTACATTCACAATCCCGATAAAGAGAGTGATGACTTCTAGCAAAGTGAACGTGATATTTTTGCTCTGACAAGTTCTCAGAACTTTTAATGACACGAAGAACATCAGCAATTGTAATTGAAGTCAGAATAGTTTCCATAATTGATACTATCATATCAGTCATTATTATAAATTTCATTTTTTGGCTCAATGATTTCGACCAATAATAACAATACTTTTCATCCTTTTACAACCGATCTTCTTTCCGACTTTTTTTACAAGTTTTTTATGATCTTTTGCAGAAAGTAATTCTTTCTTTCCATTTGTACGTAATATGGTTATATCGTCGTAATGAGCTGAGCTATCATAGTTCAATTCATTGAGCTCTATCGTATCACCATCTTCACATTGATAAAACATCTCAATATCATTAATAGGTAGTTTTATATTAGTCAGCTTGTAGAAGCCATCATACGGAAATTCGTCGAAATATTTTCTGTCATCTGTACACATGGATGTATTTTTGAGATCAACGATTGTATCTTCTATCAAGATGTAATATCTACCATCAGTATCAACAGCGTATGGATAAGCTACATCAGACCCGCATATTTCGGTTTCAAACCTGATAATTTCAGATTGTGTTTCAAAGATACTAATCTCATATGTTATAATCATATACACATGTGTATTCTTCATCTTTTTAGTCATGTATGTCGTATCTCCATTGAGATACTCAAGTTCAACTAATATTGCATGACCTTCGGGTTCAGCCTTCTTAGATGTATCTATGAAGATCCTATTAGCTCTGCATCTTAATACAGGGTGTTCTTCATAATTCCAGTAATCAATCTGAGAATGATCTCTCTTGTATATGCTAACATAGTTACCATTGATAACCACTTTGAAAGGACGTCCCCCATTGTCGTGTATGATATATTCCATTTGTTAATACGTATTAACAAATGTTTAAGTATTTATTTATAGTGTTCCAAGTTTATATTTGAATCCATCTCCCTCTGGTTTTATATCTACAGTTAAGAGTGAAAAATCCCAAAATGTCTGTGGAAATATAACCTTGAACCTATTCCAGTCTAGTATCCACTTTAACTGTGTTTCAGTTGGACTTCTATATGACAACACATCCTTGATCTTTTCAGCCTCCTTCTCAGAATAATCTGAGTGATCAGAATTCTTTTTATCACGTAAAGCTTTTCTATCTTCCTCACCTATCATATACCAAGCATATTCTGCAGACAATATATACTTGTTATTAACAATAACTGGACTTGGTAACCTATGCCCGTTTACAAACATTTCGAAATTAGAATTAGCCTTGACGAAACATACCTTTTTCGAATCCATTTATTAGTATATGAATTGTTTAAGTATATACCATTATCCAGACAAATCTCTGTATTTGTACGAATACGAACCAGTGTACACGTTTAAACCTTGTACAAAGCTTTGTACATATGAAACAATTTTGCCATCATTGTTCAGCCTTTTAATCAGATCGAAATACATTCCAACGTCTTTTCCACACGAAATCGATTTTCCAAGTCGTTTTGTTTTTGCAATCACATATTCTCTACGTATTTCTAATGGAATATCTTTGCATTCTTGACTTAGTATGCACTTGCGATATCTATCATATTCGGTTTCAGACAGTTTTATAGTGTGTGGTTTGTTTGGTGAGCCTGATTCCATAACAATCTTACCTTGTTCAATAAGCGTATGAAGAATATCAATAAACTTTTCCATGTGTAATGTACTATTGATATCGTCGCCATCAAGTAACTTACATATTTCAACAACAAGTTCATATAGATTAATAGTTGTCAACGTGGTATCAATATGCAATCCATGTTCAGCATCAACGAACAATGTGTAAAGTATAACATTCGATTCCATCTTTATTAATATCAGGTTGTATTTAAATATACAAAATGAATAAGTTCAGGCTGTTTTGTTACTTCAAACATCAAAAATGTCACGAAAGACAGTTTCATGGTCAGACGGAATTAGTCCAAAGGTTGCAATACGATGTCACGTCTGCGGTCACAGAAATGTACCACCATATATCAGACAAATTAGTTTGTGTAGGACATGTAACCATTCCACATGCGATCAATGCATATGCACGGGATTTATATGTATGAATTGTCAACACGAATATTTAAGTATGTTTCATAATAAGAAATGAAAGTCAGAAATCTTATTCTTGATATAGACGAAACCCTTGTATCTTCTCACCCCATAAACGACTTCCCTTTCGATAATGCTATCATGCGTAAGCGAATATTAGATTACACATTTCATAATATGGATAGTTATTATATAATATTTGAAAGACCAATGCTTCAGGAGTTTCTCGATTATGCTTTTAAGAACTTTAATGTGAGTATATGGAGCGCGGCTAGTAAAGACTACGTTTTATTCATAGTTAAGAATATTATACTTCAGAAGGAAGATAGAAAACTTGATTACGTGTTTTGGAATTACCATTGTAAGAAGTCGAAAAAGAAGTACAAGAACAAGAAGGATCTCAGAATGCTTTGGAAATACTACAAACTATCTGGGTACAATAAGAAAAACTCTCTTCTTATTGATGACCTTACAGAAACGTGCGAAACTCAAAGGGATAATACTATTAACATCAAGAAGTTTGATATTCTAGAACAAACCAGAAACGATAAAATATTATCTGGTATCAAGAGAAAGCTCTCGAAACTAAAATAAGTCTGTATTAATCATCCAATCATGAAGATATCAATAGTTATCTTCATGTATCTTTGTATCTTCCATATTACGCAATAGTATACTTGCATCCGTGAGATTCTAACCACCTTCTCATATCCTTCTTATGTTTATCAATATATAGAGTTATATTAACGAATCTGTGTCCATTGTTCCAAAGATACTCAACAATATCAATAGAACCATTCTCTGCTGCAATATTCATATTAATACCAAAATCCCATCCATATTCATTTACAAGTTCAACAAGATCGAGACGATCACTATCTATGACACCCTGAATCATCATTCTCTGCATACCAGAGAATGTGATTGATTGGTTAATGATATCGTTAGAATTTACTCCAGCGGGATCAAGGTATAGAATAGGATCTATATCTATATTTTTTAACGCGGCTAACAACGTGCTAAAGTTCCTAAACCACTCTTCCTGTGACGTTTCACCTAAGCTAATAAGGCCATTTTCAATATCATCTATTATCCTATTGAATGTGACGGGACTGCACTTATAGTTATCTAACCAAAACTTAACCATATCCATATCCCACCTTTTGCATGCAAATGACAAGTGCGAAACTTTTATACCTCTGATACCTCTTGATATAATTTCCTTGTATACATCTGACATACCTGTTCGGATGGCAATCGTAGCAGCATCTTCAAGCTGACTCTCACCATCCGATTCTTCTCCAAACTCAATTGCGTCACCTATGTAGGTGCCATCTATATCCAAGAGAGCATGAGCCGATCTTGAATCGCCAGACTTGATTGCATCAACCACGTCGTCATAGACCATTTTAGAAAGTACATGATCTGCAATGTGCTTGAACTGGTTCGAATAATCGAAAAGAGCATTCATCGAAAGAGATACTTTATACGTTATATATCAATAAATTAATCATTTTTAGTTTAAAGTATATACTTTAAACTAATCTATTTATTACTAATGTAATATCATTTGTTATCTTGTTCCACGGTATAAATTTAACCTCAAATATGAAAATGCATTTATCTATACCTACTTTCCTTGTTATATTGTGTCCAATGTATGAATTCACAACATACATATCCATTATCTTTGATATTTTTGTCATTGGTAATGAAAGACTATGTATTAATTCATTCTGCAAAGTCTCTAGACTTTCATTAACGATTTTAATTATTTCTACGCTCTTTTGATCAGGTTGGGTGAATAATACACGATTTAGTTCCTGAAACTCTGGTGGTATGATAACAGTATAAAGACCTTCAAGTGTTCCTACAATTTCAAAATATTTGTACGGTCGTTCTAATAAATATATAATATCATTTGTACTTGGTGGTGCAATTGATGCATTGTTAACATAGCTGGTATATCCATGTGTATGAAAACTCAATGGATTGTGAGATGGTGGAGCTGTTAAAATTGTTCCTGGATTCACATCGCATATTCTCAAAATATTGCCATCACCTCTGAATCCACCACTGTACTCAACCTTACCTGTTTCCGCCATAGTCTTCAATTCGCGTATAGTTTCAATAGGAATTATGAATTTGGATGATTCCATTAAGGTAATAATGGATTTGAGTTAATCATTTATATCATTTTTTGAATAAGCACGGGTAAACCTGTGCCAGTACCTATCCCTCTTCCAACAATAACAGCAGAGCTAACACCATCTATGTTATCAGTTTGACCTTGTTGCGCCCCTGTAATCATATTAGAGAACGATTCCTCAAAACTTGCTTTTCCAAGTACACCTGTATCCGATTTTTTTACAGAATATCTTGATACTGATGTGATTGTACCTGTGCTTGTCATTACATCAACAAGCATTTTTATATTTCCCTCATGAACAAATGTACCATCATTACTAACAATATTTGTAAACTCCTCCATAAGAAACTGGCGTGTAGCTTCGATACCAAAATATTCATATATTCTCCACATATCGTTACACATCACAGTTGTTTTATCTATATTGTCTAATGTAAGCATCGAATCAATATCACATCCATCAACCTCAATGAACCATGATTCCCTTGTCTTTTTGTATTCAATATTTTTCATACATGGTATCCCATATAACAAAATACATCCAAGAGATTTTGGATTTAGACTAGCGTTGTTTGTGAATATATATATGGTTGAAAGGTTAATTGGAGACCATATACACACAAAATATTCGTCATCATTTAACTTGTAATTGTCATTAACATATGTTTTAACCTTGGTTGCAATATCACATATAGATATTCTACTATCGTACAATTGTTTCCGTTTTAAAGTTACTTTGTATATAATCCTATCTTCTAATGTTGAGTTCAATTTATCATCATCGTATATCATACAAAAGGTTTCGATTATGTTTGTATCATTATCATCCATCTTCATGCTTATCTTTTCAATAAGGTCTCTAAATCTAACCTCCGAAATACGTCTACCAATTTTTCTAATGTCTTCTATATCAAAGATTGGATTCGATGGGTATACTGTGCACATGGTATATTTTGGTTTCTTGGTTGAGCTTATCAATTCCGTGAACCTCGGAACACCTGCAACTACGGTCTTCACACTTATTCCACTACTGTGAAATGAATCGGCCATTGCTATACCTGATAAAATATTAAACGTTTTTGTATCAGCGACTGTAAAGTCATATACAAACCCATTTGAGCTTCGAACCTCCTTTATAGAAGCGATATCAATCTCGGTATATTCTTGTTGACAAGGATATTGAATATTCAATCTTAATTTTTCACAATCACTTCTAGAGATGGTTATTATGTAAGAGTCACATGCTTTTTTTCGTATACAATACATATCATACCTTGTCATAAGATATGATAATCCATCTATCAGTCTGGAAGAATATACGGTTATAGTTTCTCTTCTGAAACATGTTGCTAGAAGTGATTTGACAAATGAATCATTCGCATTATACGCAAAATCAGGTACATGTTTTGTTCCAAGATACGAACCACATGTGTCCCTCAAAAAGTCACATAGAGTTTTTGATTGTAGCCGTATTTCTGTTTCACCATCACTATTACTCATCACAGTTTCATATCTTGAAACGCTTTTCATCTTATATCCCTTCTTGCTGGCAAGATACTTAATTCCAGTGTTGGCCATTGTATCACAGAATTTCACTATAGTTTTTGGATGACGTGTAGTTATAATAATATCTGTATCTGAAATATAGCCATTTATCAAGTACGAACCAATAAAGCTTCCAAATACGTCAGACAATTCGAATATACCAACCTTATTTGTTAATACAATGTTATTCTCATACTTAGTTGTTACTACAAGTTTGTCCCCCAGTCTAAGCTCAGATCCATTTATAGGTACGATCTTACCTTCCCTTTTAACAAGGAATGATTTTGCAGACGTCGCTCTAACTCGGCGTCCGTCTTTTAACTTTACCTTGAGTAGTCTATTATATAGAGGATGACGTATCATTGCAAGTATCTGTCTCCATTTAGTATTTCCATTTTCATCCATACTGAGAATATGCATTGAGATGTTAGAAACATTGAGTCTATCTACATATCCTATTGTCTTTTCCAAAAACGGGTCTTCTTCCTGGTATACGAACCGTTCAATGTTATTCTTATGTAACCTAAAGTTCGTATCAATAATATCACCTATACATACATCAGTTGTCGCTCCATTTAACTCAATAACAACTCTTTCACATGCATCAAGCGAGTTAAGTGTTTTCTGTGTCATAATCTCTCCAATGTTACCTGCAGCAAGAATTCCAACATTCTCACCAGCTTCAACGTGTGACTCATAATATATCGTTTTTATAGTCTCTTGTAACTTTGGAATTTTCTCAGGGTATATTTTTACCTTCTCAAGTTGTTTTACAATGTTTTGTTTTACTTTACCGTCTGGTATATACGAAACCATTAGGTCAATCTGATGGTTTGATAACGAAATAAGTTCTCGAGACATTTTGATAATGAATTACACTAAATAAAATGATTTTCATTTTTAAAGGATGAATGTATGCTAAATGGAAACCATTTCGGCAAGGTATGAAATACTTGTCGAACTTATTGATAGCATGCTATATTTTTTGTACCATGACAACATTGTCAGTGCCATCGAAAATAAAGACGAATATAGTGCTTATCGTATACTACTAACAAGATATCAGGATTGCGATTATGATGCGCTTTGGAAAGCTTCAATAACATATAAGTATCCTATTATCATAGAGTTATATCATAGATTAATGCACGAGAAACCATGTGAGTTCTCAACAGGACGAGCCATGAAGAGTACCCATCACAAGTATGTTTTGTCGCAAGATTGTTATAATGATCCAATAAATAATACATATTCAGACTATAAAACTAGGTCGGAAGGCTTTCGAAAAAGCCTTCATAATCCATCTTGTCCGAACAACATTATTGAAAAGACTTCATGTACGAGAGTTGGATTCTACAAGGATTCTTGTGACGACGAGGTGTTGAGATTGAAACCAGGTATACATAATATTTCCATAGGCAATGTACCATTTACAGGTATGCTCAAGACATACTTTCCAACATGTAGGTTGCCAATAGAGTTATATTTTATAGATGGAGATTTGCAAGAGCCATGTTATAGTCATGAATACCATAAGATTATAAGTACATTTGACCTATTTGATTCTCCAAACGATGGTCTCACGATACCCATTCTTAATGAAAACTTACCAGTTTGGATTAATAAGAAGTATGTTGATAACTATAATACAGGATGGTGCGGAATGTGTATATGTGAAGTAAAATATACAATATCAAAAGAATGTTGAAAAAATGTCTCCGAGATGCAATAGGAAATGTCTAAATGAACTTGATAAATTCGGATGGACAGATTTTTACATGATTATTTAGTATTACGTAGAGTCAAAGATTGAAGCTAAAAAATGATTTTTTTGAGATTAGATTTTAAGAAGAGAAATGACTCCTGAGATCAAGCCAACTACCTTTTCACGAAGCACGTTTTCGTACAATCCATCCTTGTTTCATGCGTATGATTGGATTTCTACCTCGTCAAAACTTATCGATGACAGTACAACCGTATCAGCAAAACTTCCAGGATTGTCTATTGATATCAAGATCCGACCGTTTGCATTGCTGTTACCAATTATGTGGTGCTTCTTTCCGTCAACGTGTATTCCAAGTATTATTGCAGCAGCTATCTTGACACCAGTTCAAGTTACTGTTGATAGTCCTTTGGAATAGATTTGTTTCTCTTTAATCTTTATATATAATATTAGTTTAAACTATATGGTTTAAACTAATCTTTAATCTTTATAATAGTTTAAACTATATGGTTTAAACTAAAAATGATTTATTTTTGATGTTATTGTATACTTTCATGCCATTGCACATAACTCATATCAAACCATGTGTTTCGATATGATTGATTCGATTGATACTGACTACGACTACGACTTCGTCCCGGAGAATGACTACGACAACTTCAACGAGTTCGACTACGCCAAGGTACCAGAACGCAAGGTAAGGAAGGTACGTATGCCCAAGGCATCTATACTCTCTGCATCTTCATCTGCACCTATATCCTTTACCATTCTCACTAAGAACTTTATACCTAAAGTTTGTAAAGAAATCCCATACACACCATATGTACCTACTACACTAGAGACTATACGTAAACTGATGAAGGGTAAAGAGTGTAAAGGTGATGATGGTGATGATGGTGATGAAATGCAAATCGAGAAGGGATTTACCACACTTGACCTTATTAGAAGTAATATGAAGATTGATAGTGGTAGAAGAATGCACATTGACCGTGAAATCCCTCTTGTGAGAAACATTGACGACTATGTTCTTTACTATCAGCTAAGTAGAAATGATAGGGAAATAAAGTTACGAAAGGCACTTAGTGATATGGGATTGAGCTATAGATATGATAGTAAATTATGTGGTAAGTACATTATTGGTACACTGGGGAAGGACTGGACTCTGGATAAGGTTGTTAATAGAATGTGTGAGGTTAAGTACCTTTACGAATACACACCTATGAAATCATACTATGCAATGAACAAGAATATTATTACACTTGAAGAAGCAGAAGAATTGTGTATGCTTCAGGTTACTGGTTGTACCAAGTATCCCCCAGGACTATGGCCATGGCTTAGAGTTTAATGGAAAGGTGTGTTGTATAATTTGGTCATTATTCTTAGTCAAAGAATAATGATTTATGTTTATCAGTCCCAACGTAATAACTCGTACATAAAATGATATTGTAATTAGAAAGAGAGTCTAAACATATCTTTCAAATGCAACTTTCTAGCATTACATCTGGATCAGAACAAGACTTCTTCAGATTTTTTATTAGAATCGGTAAGTTGGAGCTTGTTAAGAGAATGCTAGATGATGGTATCAAACCCGATCAAGATACAATTGATTTTGTATCCACGGTGGGTGAAGATAGTGACGAGTATCCCTTTGACCAAAACGAAAATAAACATATACAGCTCATAGAAATGTTCCAAAACCATCCTCTTACATCAAATCTAAAGTGCTCTCAAACAGAATTTGAGAGTATGTGCGAATGTGGTTGTATTGGAATTGTTAAACAATTGACGAGAAATGGCTTTTGTTGGGAACGGAAACCATGTATGGTAGATAGTGCTATACTTGACAGGAATTTCGAAATGGTAAAACTATTGCATTCGTTTGGCTTAGTTTGCTCGAACCGTTGTCTTGAGGAAATATTTCTTGAAGCCAATCTGTGCAATGGTGTTGATTCTGAGATAATTGAATATCTTTACACCAAATATCACGATTTTTTCAACCCTAAATTTATGGTTAATATGTGTGACCAACTTTCTCTGAATATGATAAATTGGTTAGTAAAACAGGACTCTGAATTGTGTGATGAAAATGTTTTAAAACGCGCCATAAAGGGAGGGGATTGTAGTCTAGTTAGACTTTGCTTGAAAAGACTCAAAAAGACTCAGATAATTGACAAATTTATCAGTCTCATGTGCAATTGCAATTGTTATTGTGGTTACGACGATAGTGATTGAACGAAAGTTTGCAATAAATATTAGTATAGTTTATCTATACTAATATTGGTAATACAAGCCGTGTTACATTGCCCACTTACAATTCATTTGCTTTGCCAGCTTCAGTGCATGTGCTGCAATAGTACCATGTTTATATTGTCTTCCTCTCACATAAGCAGCAAGTATACCTCGACAATCCGGTTTGCATTTCTTACCAGGACTCTTTAGACTACACACTGGAAACCCTAATCCCTTTGAATCAAGGAAACATACGTTTCCACACCTATCGTATAACACCCTTCTTTGTATTCCTCGTCTAGGTGAGAGTTCTCTCCACCCTTTTGATGGCTTTGACGGATTCATTTATTAAAACCAAAAATGATTTGTTGATTTATTTGGCTTCAACTTAGAAAATGCCAAGTGAAAATACATGCATCAATATACTTCGCGACTATCATTCAAGACACTCTCTTGCAGATATTCAACTTGAATCATACAACTTCTTTGTGAATAATACACTTGAAAAGATCATTCATGATAAGTCTGATATTATTATCCCAGATCTGGGATACGTACTGTCGTTCAAAGATGTATTTCTCGAGTATCCGACTGTGGTGGAAGAGGATAGAAGTATACATATTCTAACTCCAATGGAAGCAAGAACACGTGACTTAAACTATGAAGGAACACTCAGTGTTAATCTTGTTGAGAGTATAAATGGTAATGAAAAATTTCACTATAAGATTCCAATCACAAAGATACCTATCATGGTTAAATCGTGTAGATGTAACTTATCCCGTTTCTCTAGACAGGAACAAATTCGTGCACTCGAGTGTGAGAATGATCCTGGTGGTTATTTTATTGTGAATGGTAAGGAACGTGTTGTTGTTGCTCAGGTACGTATTAACTATAACCAACCATATATATACTCCACCCAGAGACATGCGCATATCAAGTATAATTTTGTGGCTGAGATGAGATCAATGAGCGATGAAACTGGACACTCAACTCTTACTCAGATCATGATTGATAATGACAAAACTATATTTTGTAGTATACCATATATTAAGAAGGAGTTTCCCATTCATATTCTCTTTACTGCTCTTGGTGTTAGCTTTGAAACATATTCATCTCTCGTACTGAGAGATGATGTTCGTATTAAACAATCTATACTTAACCCACCAGATACTTTTAGAAATATAACAAGAGAGAAGGCGATTGAGTACATGTCAACATACCTAATAACAAATACAGATAATCCAAAGGCATGCGTAACTCAGATTATAGAACGAGAATTATTTCCACATGTCGGTATCTCTATCCATCTATACACAAATATACTCTGTAATATGGTTAGGAAACTTCTTTTAGTTTCATGTGGTATTCAAAAAGCGGATGATAGAGATAACATATCTAATAGGCGTGTTGAAAGCACAGGTGTATTGATAGGTGACTTATTTAGGTATCTATTCAAGAGATTTATTAAAAATCTTGAGATGCATCTAGGTAGAAGAACGGATGCTCTTTCGAAAATACCACTTTGTTCTCCTCAGCTCAACCAGATGCTTAACTATAATTTTTCAACTGGAAACTGGAGTACGCAACATGCAGCCACATATGTTAGAACGGGAGTATCTCAAATCCTTTCCAGATTATCGTATATTGCAATGGTATCATATCTTAGGAAGTTAATTATTCCAACTGGAAAGGAGGCCAAAAATCCAAAAATTAGACAGATTCATGAATCTAGTTTCGGATTCATTGATCCTGTTGAAACACCAGAAGGACAATACTCTGGCATCTCTCTTTGCTTTAGTTACCTTGTTAGAGTATCAAATCACGTACCAACATCGTTTGTCTGTGATGTTATTGATAGATTTGGATTAATTAATAGTGATGTAAGTTCAACCATGATTCTTGTTAACGGTACTCCTGTGGGTTACACTGATAATCACGAGAAGTTTATGTCTGGGTTTAGAAACCTCAAGTCTTTAAAGGCTTTACCTAGGGATGTGAGTGTGGTGTATAATGATACTGAGAATAACGTACATATATACTCTGACGCTGGAAGGTTATTAAGACCAGTGTTTACAAAGAACCATCCTGAGAATGTTACTGATTGGAATCAACTCGTTAATGATGGATATATTGTTTACATTGATACCAATGAAGCAGAAAGATCATATATCAGTATGGATTACAATGATAAGAGAGCAGATTATTATGAGATTCATCCTATCAATATTTTAGGCGTGTGTTCTGGCGTGATTGCATTCTGTGACCATTCGCAAGCACCAAGAAACATTTACTCTACCAATATGATGAAACAAGCTATTGGTGCTTATGCTTTGAATAACGAATCCAGAACAGATACTGTTGCTCATATGCTGTGCTACCCACAGAAACAACTCGTCTCAACAGTCATGGCAAGGTGTACAAAGATACGAGACATGCCATCTGGAGTAAATGCCATTGTTGCAATTGCATGTCTTACTGGGTGAATTGGTTTTGCCCATGTCGTGACGTAAAAGGTCACGGCAAGTCCTTTTGTACGAGGGCTACGTGCTTAAATTGTCCGGAAAGTCCTGAATGGGATTGCACTGTTATCATGTGTCAATCCGCAAGAACAAATGTTGAGTGTCATTCATCAGAAAATCTATTTAAACAGATAACTAATTGTAAGAAATGACAATGGTTAACTGCTCTAGTTGTGGTCAAGATTTTGAAAGATGGCACGAAAGAAGACTTCAGTGCAGAACATGTTTCAATAAAAGGGCTGTCGAATATGCTCACAAACACATTGAAAAAACTAATGCTAGTAAAGCAAAGGCACTAGAAAAAGCAGCTGAAGAACGTAAACTTATATTGGCATCAAATAAGTTAATAGAGTGTATGATATGTCTTCAACAGAGACGTGTAACGTGGTTTAGAGTAGGTAGAAATATTTGTCGGGAATGTGCAAATAAACAAACTCGTGATAGAAAAAGGGATGTAAGAAAACAAGAGAGGGGAGACCAATGTCAAGCAATAATAAGATATGGTAAAAATAAGGGTAAACGATGCTCCACACTTTCAATATACGAAGGTAAATGGTGTGGAATACATCGACCGTTAGTCGTGGTTAAAACGGATGAAGAGACCGATGTTGATTCCAAAGAGACAAATAAAAAGAGCGAGAAGGATCCTGCAATTCAGATACCATGTAATGAACTTAAGACACCAGAAGATCGGTCTGAAATTGTACTGAGAAATTCAAATCTAATATTAAACAATATTAAGGTGGAATATAGATCTTCAGATGGAAAAGTAAATTTAACACAATTATTTCATGCTGGCAATAAAGAGTATAAAGCATGGTTTAGAAATAAGAAGACAAAAGAATACCTTGATGCATTTTCGTCTGCGGTGAAAGTTTGCACCGCAGACTTATTAGTGTACGAAAATAGGGGATCGGAAAACAGAGCAACATGGTCTCATCCTCAAATTGCTATTAACGCGGCTCAGTGGATCTCACCAGTGTTTAATGTGCAAGTTTCTAAATGGGTATATGAACTTGCACTTACAGGCAGCGTAACGCTTGGACATGAAAAGAAACAAGAAGAACTTGACAGTGCTTGGAAGGAAAAATGCGAGAAACTTAAAACCGAGAATAATAAGCTAACAGAGAATAACAATAAACTTTACAGAAAGGTTTCGAATCTTACTTGCACATTAAACAAGATAAGAAAAATGCATCACTATGTTGGATTTAATATTAATGGACCATGTTATTATGTATATACAGTAGTAGATCTTCAGACTGGTGAGCATGCAAAAACTAGGATAGGAATCGCAGGTACTAAAAATGTGGCAGTTCTAGATGATCGACTTAGAACCCACAGAGGAGACGATGTTAATATGCATTTAGAAATGGTTATCTCGAGTTCACTTGCAAGTATAGAACGATTAGAGGAAAATATAAAGTATATATACAGAGATTATCTTGCAGCGCCAAACCACGAGGTTCTCTCTGCTAATGTTGATGTCGGTGAACTATTGGATAGAGTGAAAAGGACGATTTCAGTCCTATGTATAGATAAATCTGAGTATAGTTTTATACCTGAAGATAAATTGAGAGAATATAATGAAGATGTGCAGACAACCTTAATCAAACCAAAACCACAACTAAAATTGACACTTGACTGACACTTGACTGACACTTGACTGACACTTGCAAATCCACCAATACCAACCTTGTATTCGAAAGAGTATAAGGGACCACGGGTAATGACCGTCTCCAATGGTAACAACTTGGTGGCAAGGACAACCGGCAGCCAAGCTCCTAACCTTTAAACGATATCGTTTAAAGGTTAGGAGAAGGTTCAGAGACTTTACAGGCGCGGGCTTCTACCGAGGCTCAAAACAAAGTCCAAACCCGATAGAGATATCGACCAGAGCTAGGTTACAATTATCTGTACAATCCATCTTTGACGGATGATATTTGTTTCCGATCTCTGGTGGCTAATGATACAGGAGGAAATGCCTGTTTGAAGCTGGTATGTTTGTGAACCAAGAGGATTCCATCATCATCAACAAGGCTGCTGTTGAGAGAGGCTTGTTTCGTAGCACTGCATATAGAACACTCGTGGTTGAAGAATCAAAACGAAATATAAAAACAATCGAGTGTATCAAGCTACCTCCAATCGATATACAAAAACCGTACTATAACTACTCAAAGCTTGATTCCGATGGTATTGTTATGCAAGGTGTGTATGTAGATGAAAAGGATGTTATTGTGGGTAAGGTTGTAACTAGCGTAAGTAAAACCGGTAATGAAGAATCAGATGCAAGTGTAACTATAAAATCGGATGAGAATGGATACGTAGATAAGGTAGTTGTTACAACTACTCTTGACGGATATAAACTAGTAAAGGTTAAATTAAGAAGTGTAAGAATACCTGAGATCGGTGATAAGGCGGCTTGCGTGGTTCCCAAAACCACAGAAGTTCTCACAAAACGTGGGTGGGTATATATGGAGGATGTTACGCTTGAAGATTCAGTTGCAACCCTGAGGGATGGTCAATATATAGAGTATAATAATCCAACAGTACTTCATCACTACGAAGTTAGTAAAACAAATCTATATGAATTAAAGAGTCAACAAGTTGAGTTAACAACAACCATGAACCATAAGATGTATATTCAGAGACGAGATCACCCAGAGTTTGAGTTGAAAGAGGCTAAAGAGGTGGTAGGCAAGAGAGTTCGATATAAAAAGAATGGTGAGAATATGAACCCTGATGTTGAGATGTATCACGAATTCAAGATGGATGATTGGTTAGAGTTTCTAGGATACTGGATAGCAGATGGATGTTTAATAGAAAAAAAACGATCAAAGAAAACGATTCTGTCGTGCCAGAAAGAACGAAAAGTCAAGAAATATGGAGATGTATTAGTAAGATTGGGATTGAATGTTAAACGTTACAACAAGGACTTTGTGGTGCATAATCTAACACTATGGGGGTATCTACTTGATTTGAATGTTGGTGCTGGTAACAAGTATCTTCCAGAGTATGCGTGGTCTTTATCTGAACGTCAGAGTCGTATTTTGTTGAATGCCATGATATTTGGAGATGGTAATGCTGGTGCAAATCAAGCATGTGTTATGTATTATACATCCTCAACCAGACTTGCTGATGACGTAATGAGATTAGCGTTACATTGTGGTTGGGCTGGGAACAAGATATTTAGAAAACCAGCAGGCACAGAGTGGCATATTAACGGTAGAAGTGGAGTAACTAATTTTGATAGTTGGTACGTTACTGTAGTGAAGAGTAAGTTAACACCACAAGTTAATCATGGACACACATCCACTCAGAATGGACAGAGTGAACGTATAATAGAGTATTCGGGTTCAGTTCACTGTATTGAAGTTCCAAACCACGTTTTTTACGTAAGACAAAACGGAAAGGGTGTTTGGACAGGTAACTCAACAGCAGCTCAAAAATCAACCATTTCTATTTTACTTCCACCAGAGGATATGCCCTTCTCCTCAAAGACTGGTATGGTACCTGATCTCATACTGAACCCTGCTGCAATACCGAGTCAATTCGGCTCGAGGGTCTGAGTAATTAGACCCTAGTAAATAATCAACCTGTTCACAGGTTGATTATTTGCCAGATCTCCAAATTGCTGGAAGTGCTCAAAACAATCGCTCAAAAAATTTCTCTCATATAAATGGACTGTAAACTTACTACTTTATCTATTGTCTTGGCATGCGTTATTGTCGCATACTTTATATTTATGTTTGTTGTGATGAAGAGGGAGAAGGCAATTAAGGATGAGACTGATGATACTAAAGCATTATACAGGAAGATCAAGATGGTAGCAGTGCTCATGTTTGTTGTATCCATCATTGTCATTGGTGGATTAATGTTATATTGTTTCTATAGTAGAATGTAATGCGTAGCATAGTTCTCTTTTATTTATTTCTATTCTCTCGAATCACTAAATAAAAGAGCGATTGTGAATCTTCAAGTACGGGTATCTCATGGTAACATGGGATTTCCACCAGGTGTAACGGCCTGGGTATCGTGAAAACCTTGAAGAGCATGAGTTAATCAGCAACCAAGAAACCTACCTCGATTTTTGATCCAAATTTTTAAAGGTTATAATTCCATTGCGTACTTCAAGTACATCATTCTCGTAGCTTTTCATTGGTATCAATGTCTTTTCAAGAAGAGTAACACCTCGAACTGTACACGGCGGTAATTCAACCTTGGTAAACATTCCCATCGCAATTGGTATTGGCGTTTCAAATGTAAAGTTCGGTGTTATGTGTTTCTTGTTGTTTATAGTAATGTACGCATTACTTGTATCACTCATGGGTTTAATATCGTATACTAGATCCCACCAGTAATTCGCAATACACGTAGTATCTAAATTAAACGTAGCTACAAGTCCGTCTAGGAATTTATCCCTTATTTCCTTTCTAAACATACTCATCTCTAAATCTAGTTTCCTTGGTGATATCAATACCTTATTTCTAGTAGCCGTGTAGTCAAGCAACCGTAACTTGCGTGTCCCTAGTTTCACTTCCTGTATAACAATATCATTGTTCTTTGGTACTTTCTTTCCGTAAATTATTCCCATACGTTTCTTGTTACCTTATACCTTTAAATTAATGGATCAATTTCACAGAGGAGGTTTAAGGCTCAGAGACTTGACGGAGGTCGGTGGCATATGATGGGTGTAGTGAGCCCTGATGCTGCTTAAGGTAAAGTCCTAGCTACCTAGAAATAGGTAGGGTCGCTACGAATGACCATTAATTTAATCATGGAGGGTGTTCTTGGAAAGTATTCTCTCATGAAGGGAGACGCATGTCCTGACGCAACTCCATTCACATCTCACTCTGTTGATATTGCACAAGAACTGGCACGACAATTACATAGTGTTGGGTTTAAGAGTGATGGTACTGAGGTTATGATTTCAGGTACAACTGGAAAACCGCTTGTTGCTCAGATCTACCAATGTCCAGTCTATTATCAGAGGCTCAAGCACCTTGTGAAAGATAAGATTCACTGTTTAGACATGTATCATGAAGTACTAACAGTAACAGGTTGGAAAAACATAACTGATATTACTCTTGATGATAAGGTTGCAACGTTAGTTGGTAATGATCTCAGGTATGAAAATCCAACAAATATATTTCAGTATCCAGAGTATGAAGGAACCATGATGTGTATATGTACGAGTGATATAGATATGTGTGTTACTGCTTACCATAGAATGTGGGTGAGGAGTAATGAGGAAGGGAGTGAGAATGGATATCATTTCGAGTATGCCATGGACTTGGTTGGTAAAGATGTGTGGTATAAGAATCTTGGTGGTGAATATCTTGTCAAGTGGAATACTGTATATATTAAGAGACTAAACAGTAAATATGGAGGTGGAGTGTATTGTATTGAGGTACCATCAGGTATCTTTTATACGAGAAGAAATGGTAAGTGTGTTTGGACTGGAAACAGTCGAAGCTTTGGACCTATTAATCAACTAAGCCACCAACCGATAGCAGGCGAAATTCTGCCTGAAAGTAAACGAACAACCATCTTTATCATCGTGGTCGTCTTTATAAGACGCAACAATGCGAAGATGTAAAAACGTTTACTAATCTCCGACACGGGAGGTGATGTTGGCAATATGCGGGAACGTCCTGATGAAGGTGTCGATCAAAAAAAAGTATTTAAAGAAATGGCTACTGAAGTTAAATGGTACATACTTTAGGAGAAACGATTGTATGCACAGCGTGTGGCTTGGATTCTGCACGCTGGAGTCTAATACGAAACCAGTGTAGAGACTGTCACAATAGAAAGCATAATGAGTATGATCACAAGAATAAAGGTATCAGAGAAGCAATTAGAGCAAAAACCAGGGAGAAGTCAAAGGCGATTATTGAATCAGGCATCAATATACAATGTACAAGGTGTGGTGAGACGAAACCTAGTAAACGATTCATACCTGGAAGTAAGGTATGTAAGGACTGTAATAATGTACGATCGAAAGAGAAACGTGACCAAGAGCCAAAGTGCCAAGGGTTTAGGTCGGATGGGTCTAATTGTACCTTTCGAGCTGCATATGAATATAATGAACAAAAGTATTGTAAGGTACACTTTGGAAAGATCAAAGATGGACACATTGAACTCAAACCCATTGAAAAACGCACTTGTAAATATGTTTTCAAAGTAGGTGAAAGTACTGGTAAAACATGTATCAGAAAAGCAACCACGGAGGATGGATATTGTGGTACACACTCTAGCTACCTGGCAAAATTAAAAAATATCGAGAATATTGGGAAAACCGTAAAGAAGAACGTCGATGTAAAAACAACAAAACCAGAACCAGAAGTAGAGCTACGTCTTTCAATCAAAGATTCCACACTAACAATGAATACCATAGTGATAGAAGCAAGGGAACATGATGGAAAGATTAACTTAACTCAGATGTGTCGAGCAGGTAATAAAAAATTTAATGATTGGCAACGTAACAAGAAAACTCAATCATTCTTACAAATACTTTCTCCATCGACGGGCTATCCCGTAAGTGAACTTTTAACATACGAGGACTTTGGAAGGGAGAATAGAGCAACTTGGGGTCATCCTCAGGTTGCAATAAACCTAGCACAATGGATATCACCAGAGTTTGATGTTAGAGTATCGAAATGGATATATGAACTTGCTCTCACTGGTAAGGTAGCACTTGGTCAAGAAAAGCCTCAGGAAGAATTGGATGGTGTCTGGAAAGAAAAATGTGAGAAATTAACAATCGAGAAGGAAGAGCTAGGTGAAACTAACCAAAAGTTAATACTTCAGAATACAGAACTAAGTAAGAAAAACAAGAAGCTAATTGTAACCGTGAACAAGTATATAAAGAGACACCATTATATCAAGTTAGATTTTGACGGTCCTTGTTACTATGTTTATACTGTGAAATGTGAGATTGAAAATTGCACAGGAAAGAAGATTAGACCTGGTATTGCCGGTACTGGTGGAAATAGTAAGATAGACGATAGATTAAAGACACATAGAGGTGATGATCCAAATATGGTATTAGAATTAGTAATTATGAGCTCAGGAGAAAAGATTGAGTTGTTAGAAAAGGTTATGCTGTCTAAGTATAGGGAGAATCTAATAGCACCTAACCACGAGGTAGTATCAACAGAACAGGATGTTAAAAACTTCAAAGATAGTGCTCTGATGCTAATCAAAAACATATGTTGTGGTGAAGATGAGTATAAAGTATTATCTGACGAGAAGGTAGAAGAATACAATAAAAAGGTACAAGATACTCTTTTGAAACCAATAAGATCGGCACCTTCGGAAGCCTCTGATACTAAGCCCAAGGAGTGATCCAAGGGTGGCTCCAGTTAACTACTGGAGGAATAGTAAAAAGTCAGAGGATAGGGATAATCCGCAGACTGGTTTCTCATACTTATAACCTAATCGGTTTGAGAAGTTGGTCTCAGAGATCTGATGTCAATGGGTCCGAGGGCTGGTTGCCCAATGAAGGCTTAAGGTAAGATCCAAACCCTACTGAGAAGTAGCTTTTCACAAGTCTCATCTGGATCCGTGTCTAATCGATATATCGATAGTCCAGTGTGCCGAATGAAAAGACACAATGACGGTTGGAGGAAATGCCAATCAGAGTGTGGTATCATTGAGAAAGAAGGATGGTGGGTATATTCGATGCCCCAGTGAGAAGAAGTTCGATGCTTTACTTTTTATCTTTTTCACAGTATGATTGAGTTGCATTTGTATTCTTTCTAGCAGCTAAGTGGTAACCACGATGAAACACTTCCATATCTGTATGACACTTTAGAAAACAATCTATTGCTTTCCTCGGCATATTTACATTGGTATCTTCAATATGAGAACAGTAGTCATCAAAGAATATTACTCCGTTTGGTTTCAATAATCGGTATGATAAACACGCATCATAAATAACATCTTTTGATAAATGGGAACCATCGATTGTTATGTAATCGTATTGCTTTCCTGTTATCAACAACAAGGGAAGAATATCACATGAATACCCTCTATACAACTTAAACTTGTTTGGATACTTACTATTCGATACATTAAAAAGGAATCTCTGGTATGTTTGATCATTCAAAGGTGTCGACTCATCATTCGTAGAAAACGGATCGATTGATGTTATTGTACTATTTACATTTTCAATATAGTTATCAATATAATACACGGTACTTCTTCCTTCATATGAACCAATCTCAAGAATATGGTATTCATCATTGGTGGGTGGTAGAATACGTTGAATAACTGATTTCTGATATTCAAACCAATTAACAGTAAACTCGTATTGATGTTTCATTCTAGTTGCCATTTATTAGTATACTTGGTTTTTAAGCATCGAACGAAAATCTCGCTAGTCTACGATGTGATAGGCTACACAAACCAACTACGGGAAACACCTGTCAAACACTCAGTACCAAGCTTGTAGAGAAATCTACAAGTGGCCCATGTTAACAACTTGGGGTATATTCGTAATCGTATGATTTCGGCGGATCCGTAATCGTATGATTTCGGTGGTAACAAGCTGAGTGGTAGGGTCAATCCGTAACTTTTTCCTAAACCTCGCGTCAATGAGGCATGGAAGGAGTTAAACGACTGCACGTTTGTGGGCGTGAGGGATTGACGATCCCAATGAGCGCTTAAAATACAGTCTACTCCATCCTGGAAAGGATCTACTCTTGAGTCTTGTTGATCTCACATCTCAAATCTATCAAGGTCAACATTGCGATTGAGTGGGGCTAGTGATGTGCTGAGGAAATGCGGCACTGAAGCTGGTATCAAGGTACGAATCGGGGAGAACAACCATTTCCCCAGTGGGTATACAACCATCTTTATCATGTTGGTAAAGATGTAAAAGTACCTGCTAGTCTCGTGTGGGAGGCTACATCGACGATAATGCGGGAATACCCAGCTAAAGGTACAAATGATACCTTTGTAAGCCTCTAATACTAAATCAATGGAGTGATCTATTGATGGCTCCAGTTAACTACTGGAGGTAGAGTAAAAAGTTAGAGGATATGGGCAATCCGCAGGCTGGTTTCTCTTACTTATCACCTAATCGGTTTGAGAAGTTGGCCTCAGAGACTTGGTGTCGATGGGCCCGAGGGTTGGTCGCCCGATGAAGGCTTAAGGTAAAGTCCGTCCTACCAGAAATGGTATGTCTTGCAAGGTCCAACATTCCCACACTTTGAGTGTTGGGTCGAACAAGACAACGTGGTGATGGTTGGAGGAAATGCCAACCTGAGTGCGTGGTAGAAATGAATGGAGGCGGACTGCTTACTCGGCCAAAATTCGTCGTCGTTTTTAAGGGAGAGATTGTTTTTGATGAGTGATTACTATACTGTGAATGTATGTGGTTGTGGTTCTTTTGGTAAGCTGAATACCTGTCAGATTTGTGGTTCGAGTGATTATCGAGTTGTTGAAATACCATATGCGTCAGTATTACTTATGCATGACTTACAGGCATGTGGTATCAAGTGTAAAATTAGCGCCCACGACGAACTTGTACCTGATGTATAAGTTGGAAGTATAAAATTTGTTCTAATATTGATCTAACTAATATTAGAGCGGGACAAATGGGCACATGATATCGAATCACAAAATTGAAAAATACAAATGAAACTGATGTTAACGTAACTAATGGATTATAAACAGTATTCTTTACGTAAATTAAAAGAACAAGGATTATCGGACATTACAGATAAACAGCTTGACGATTGGTGTAAAAGTAATGGAAAAATAACGTCTGGTTTCAATGTTGGTAAGTTATGGTGGAGCTCTGTATCTATAAGATCAGGAAACGGTCCAGCATGTAGCACATGTATAAGTGATACTAAACGGTACAAGGAAAGTGTTTTAAGAGGTGAGAATGTTGATAAGTTTAAGTTTGATTGTTCCAGGCACTGTTTCTGGTGGGATTATTTTAATGATAAGCGAAAATGTATAAACGGATGATTGCAAGAATATCCTCGTCAACTTGTTAGCATTTATTATTTTTGAATAATAAATGTCCGAGAATCTTTATCCAATAATTGCAATAGCTACAACGATAGTAATAGTGGTAGTTATAGTGATAATATATCTTTCGAAACGCAAAACAACTAAACCAGTACCTTCAGGTGATGAGGATAAATGCAAACCATCTTGTGATAAATCTGGAGAATGTAAACTTGTTGATGGTTCATATACATGTATGTGTGGAACTGGTCCAGTGTGTAATGGTCTTGCTGATACATGCGTAAATGGTACTTGTAAGTGTGGAAGCACAGTTTGTGGTAAGAGTGCAGATAGGTGTGTTGGTGGTAAATGTATGTGTGGCAGTGGTAATGTTTGTTCTGGAACCACAGATACTTGTGTAAATGGCAAATGTATGTGCGGTAAGAATAACAAATGCACATCTCTCAGTAACAAGTGTGTAGATGGTGTATGCATGTGTGGTGAGCGCACATGTCTAGGAACAAGCACTGGTTGTACTGATGGTAAGTGTATGTGTGGAGATAGTACAAATGATTCTGATGTATGTGGCATGTGCTCAAATATTCAATACACAGCAACCAATGTTATATATGACGGATATATAAATAAGGATGGAATCATGTATGTTCTTGAAGACAATGGTGTTTATGAATACACTAGGAATGGTAACGGAACAAAGATTATTGATCTTGTGAGAGGACACCAACCATTCGGATTAGCGATTGCAACTGACAAGAGTACCATTTGTACTTTAAATAATTCAATTATAGATGTATATACACTCTCGTCTCAGAACAAGTGGTTATCATCACAACAAATTACAACCGACGATTTAGTATCAATATTGATATCACACGATGGGAATGTTTTAACCACGAGAACTGGTAGTGGAATAACTATATATAGATTAATTGATAATAAGTATGTAAAGAGTGCTGATATAACAAACGTGCATACAAATGGTGCATTCTCACTTTCTGGAGATGGTAATGTGATATTTTGTACTGATACAGTAGTTGCATACTCGACTGAAACCAAAGAGTGGCATATTCAGGGTTTGATATCGGATGTTAGCATGATGCTAAATGCATCTGCATTGAACTACGATGGAAGTATCTTGTATGTTATTACCAAGGACAATAAATTAGGTAAATATACAGGCTCTCCAAAGACTCTTGACACATATATAGATACAAATGGAGATCTGTATAGTGTCAAAACAAACGATGCTGGAGATAGAATACTTATCGGATATGTACTACATATATCTCAGTATATAAGCTATAGTGTCTTTGCGTATATGAATTCTAAAGATGGTAAGATATATGCATCTATGAAGGAGGCAAGAAATGATACATCTCCATTACCACTATCAATAATGAGTGCTGACGGAAAGATGTTTGCATCTCCTCTTCCAACTAATGCTATATCTGTGTATACTGATTGCGAGCGTGGAATTCTAGGAATAAAGATGCCTGATATAATTACAAAGAATAAAAAGCCATTGATGTGGATTGCTCTTGTATTGTTGGTACTTATAATTATAATAATCGCAATGAGATGTTACAAAGCACGACAATTATAAATATATAAAGAAACGAAACCAATGGTAAATGGATGAATGGATATGGACACCTGAACTACTTGCTGGATATGTAAAAGCTCATAATTCGGGTTCTAAAATAAAACTCTGTCTTACAGCACACTCGAATAATTCTGATATTTCTTTTGATAGAGACGTGGGTTGGTGGACGGTCGGGTTTGAAATGGGATATTGTTACTTTGGAGGCATATCTCTATACAGAATAATAAAGGGAATAGTTTATACGTTAAAATACACAGGTGGTGATTGGTGTATGACTGTGAAATTCGGTGAGAAGTATAAATGCAAAGACTTTTGGATTGATATTCTTGATCACGTTCATTCGTATGAAGTTCAAAAGTATCATTGGAATGAAAAGTGAAACCATTGTGAAAAGCGTTTTATTGATGGTATTAAAAGATATTAGAACAATATGATATCTGAAGTTTCTGATGCTATTTTTAATTTAACTGGTTTCCATCTCAAACCAATGCTTCAAGAATGTTTGGAACCGTTTTTGAAACCTTACTGGAATCGGGACACAATGAAGTTTTGGGAATTCGTACACGAGATAGGTAGAGGATCTCATATAATGGTGGAGGTTGGACTTGTTGATTACGATGATATAGGTATGGTTGAGAATAAATGGTACCAGAATTATTGGTATAAACTTAGTTCCAATGATAATTCAACGTCAATTTATGATGAGTGGAATACGATAGATGGACACCACCTTGTATGTTACCATAAGAATAGAGCATGGAATGTTGATTGTATAGATATTCTCGACTTTAAACTTTAAAGTTTAAACAAAAAATGATTATTTTGATATATTATTAACATTAATATATCAAACTGATAAACGATAATGAATACCATTCAAGATATTCTCGCTGCTGTGAAGAACCTGTCCCCGGAAAGCCGCATTCGTCTCAAGCGTGAACTTGCTTCAATTCAAGTTCCTTCTTCGACCAAGGTAGATGATGACCGTTTTTATAACTTTATATGTAAAAAGTCGCCAGTAATGAGAAACGGCCTATACAAGGATTGTGTTTCTACGGATACGCCAGAGACCCCAGACACCAGAATGAGATTGTGTTTTGGTGAGATTCAATCAGGTAAGACATGTGCTTTGAATAGTTATATCCTAACAAATCTTTATATTCGAAAACGACCTGGGTTAGTTATTGTAATGAATGGAAATAACCATGCGGAACAATTTATTAGTTCGTGTTTGAAACTCTTCTCAGACTATAATTTAGAGTTTCCACGTGGTAGAGAGTTTGAAGTTGTGTTTGCAAGTGGTAAATCGGTTAAAACCAGAACTGCAATTAAGCGTGTATTCCAACATGGTAGTGGGGTTGTTGTGTGTTTAGCAAATGGTACTCAGCTAAACACTGTATACAAGGAGATATGTAACGTAATGTTGGATTACGAGATTAATGTTGACTTGAAGTTTGATCTTTTTATTGATGAGGCTGACGACTTGTACGACAAGATTGATGCAAAGGTGTATTCAGACGCACTTGAAAAAATAAAGACGGTAGCAAGGAGACGTATTTGTACAACCGCAACCTCGTTACCACTTGTCTTCTCGGAAGAGGAGGAGAAGGAAGTTCACAGCTCACTTACGTTTGAAATACCCTTGAGTCCGAAATATCTAGGTATACCCAGGGTAAGGTTTTGTGAACTAAAACAAGAAACACCACTAGTCGTACGTAAAAGCACAAATTACTTTGATACTGATACTGAGGCGTTAGCTTTCTATGAGAATCTCGGTAAGAAGAAACCATTCAAGACTCAACCAATCCTTGTTCTTCACAAGGTTACAAGATTCAAGGAACAACACGAAGGACTTGTCCATTCATTCTCAACCCTCTCAACTCTTAGAGATAATTGGACTGTTCTTACATATAATGGAGATGGTATATATCTATATTCAGATGGATTAAGAAACAAGAGCATTAGCATTAGGTATCCTTCAAGTGGGCTAAACAAGACAGAGACAGGTCAAGGTATTAAGTTTGTTAATAGTGAATCAGTCATTGATAAGTATGCCCATACTGGTATTCACCTATTCACACAAGCACCACTTCGATACGTTCTCTCGTATTTGAAAAGCGGTATTGACATGCCAGTACCAAGTCATGTATTGATTGTTGCAGGCGACTTGGCAAACAGAGGAATTAATTTTGTTGATTCTGAATATAACTGGCATTTATCTCACATGTACTATATGGCTTCTGCAACGTCAGATGCAGCTATTAGACTTCAAGCAATGAGAGTTTGTGGTGTATTTGATAATGACGGTATCGTTCCTGAAGTATGGACTAGGAGAGTCGATATCAGATACATTATCGGTTTCTACAAGGCTCAACAGGAGCTTTTTGACAAGCTTAGAAAGAGAGACTGTGTAATGAATACAGAATATAAAAATGTACCTGTTAGGGAACAATGGGTCAAGGGAGTAAAGATGTGTGGGAAACACAAGTACCATTTTAATACGAAGCCAGACAAATACTTCGATAACAACGAGGCTATATTGTCAGGAAAGTATCTATTGATTGATAGAAATAAATTAACACTTGGATATATGAAGATTTACGATAAGTTTCTTGATGCACTTGCAGATCGGGGCACTGGGAAATGGGTGAAAAGATCATCATATACAAATGATGCACCAACATGTGGAAGACTAACAGAATTGTGCCAGAGATTCTCAGTTAAATGCACGAAGGTCACACCAGGTTTGGTTGCCAAAAAGAAAAATGGTGAATGGCTGTTTAGGCTAAATTAGGTTTCGAATTTATTGGTATTCATATTGTTTATAAACAATATGAATAAGTTTTTACATAATAAAGATGACATACTATCATGGTGGTAAAAAAAATATTGGTCTAGATATTGCGCATGTCATATACTTAATCACACATTCCAATGGGTTAAATAACTACAAAGGATATTGTGAGCCGTTCTGTGGTATGCTTGGTGTATATCAGTACATTCCGATACAGTTTCAGGATGATTTGAAACTGATGTATCTGGCTGGTGATAAAGATGAAAACGTTATCTCGATGTGGAAAGCAGTTCAAAAAGGTTGGAGACCTCCAACAAAAGTTACAAAACAGGAATACGATAAACTAAGGATATCACCAACAAAGAGTCCTAAAAAGACATTTGTCGGACATGCGTGTTCATATAGAGGCTGTTTTTTTTCAAGCCAGTTTAACCCAAAACACAACGTGCATTTACAGAGAGACCATGTTATCAATATAGGTAATATAATGTCTAAAGTTAAATTTAAATGTGGAGATTACGATCAGTTTAGTCGTATAAAAAAATACATTATATATTGCGATCCACCATACAAACATACATCTCATCATTTTAGAGTTAATGGATTTAATAGTGATAAGTTTTACGACTGGTGTAGGTATATGTCAAAGAACAATATCGTATTCATAAGTGAATACAGTATGCCATCCGATTTCATAAAGGTGTGGTCAAATGGCAAAGAATGTTTATTTGTTATTTAAATATTTGACCAATTCATTTACCCAAATATCCACACTCCTCCAACACCATTATTATCACCACAACCACCAATAGCCAACGTGTTTCCATATTCGTTCAAAACGCATGATGTTCCCTGAAATGCTCCTGTAGAACCAGTCGCTCCAGTACCTATTAACCTTGATTGTTGTACCCAGTTATTATTATCCTTTGTGAAAATCCACGCACCACCTGCACCAGTGCCATTTCCATCTCCTCCAACAACTAATGTACATCCATTTGCGCTCTGAGAACACGAAACACCTTGGTTTGAAGTACCGGTATACCCACTTCCAATTAACTTAATTCCTTGTTGTGACCATGCACCATAATTTCTCGAAAAAGTCCATGTTGAACCAATATAATTATTGTCACCATATCCTCCCATTATTAACATATTTCCATCTGCACTCAATGAACAAGAGGAACCAAGACCTGCATTACCTGTTGCTCCTGTACTTGTGGTACCAGTGTAACCACTTGCACTAAGCCTGGAATCCTGAGACCAGCTGTTATCACTTCTCTTGAAAATATAAGAGGTTCCATCCCTACCACCACATAGTGATAGAGTATTTCCACAGGCATCTAATGAACACGAAACAGCAGGTATCACTACAGGTTCACCAAGTTGAAATTCATACGCTCCACAATCAACTATTCCATTTACAACTCGTGGGTTTCCATCGTAGTCAATGGTTCCATAATTCACAGATGCTCCTGTTCCGATAGCAAGTGAACTCTGAGTTAGATGAAGGTTACGTAAATCCGTATTAACAAACGAAGCATCTCCAGTCATGTTATTTGCAAAAACATTACTTCCAATGGTTCCATATATATCGGTACCTGTTCCGTTTAATATATTGTTCTTAACCACATTCGTAGCACTGTTTGCATTTTGAATAACGATATTTGTATCGTTATTATAGAGAGTGTTATTGAATATACTCGTATTTATAGCAGTACCATTTCCAGCTGTTGAACCACCAAATGCAATACCACAGTACCCTTGACAGTCCCGCACAATGTTATTGCGTATAGTTATACCGTCTGACGATTTTCCAGAATGTTCGCTTGCAGCCTCGATACCAATATCACAATTATAAACTTTGTTTCTTTCTATAAGTATATCTTTACCTCCATCCACATAAATACCACCTGCTCCAATATCCATATATACGGGATTATACAGTGTTGATATGTTATATACAGTGTTTCCTATACACTCTCCTTCGCGTGCGCGGTCAGTCTCTCCTGTACCTGCAGTTCCCTCATATCCTATAAAATCAATAGCGATATTATTATTATCGTGAACCGAATTATTATTTACCTTGAAATTAGTTACATTTCCATTTAAAACAACAGATTCACTCCAACCTAGTGTTAAGTTGTAGACTTCGTTCTTATCCAATATCAACCCTGACAATGGAGTAACTGGATCTGTTCCATATACAGCTATTCCATGAGCATTTGCATCTCCAGTGCTGGCCGTATTTGTAATATCATGAACCTTACAATTTTTAATTTCAATACCATTCGAAGTACCGTTTACTCTAATACCAGCAGGAAATTTTGTTGTACTTGACGTTGTATAATTTCTGAGCTCAAAACCATTAAGTGTGAAGTAATTCTTATCTGAGAATACAACTAACCCTGCATCAGTATCTGGTACTGAAAGACTAGTTCCATCAATTATAGGTAATTCACCAGTATAGTTTTGCAGGGTAATTTGCGAACCAGTACTACCAGATATATTTATGGTAACTTGTTCGTTGTAAACACCACCTCTCGCATAGATAACATCTCCAGCAACAACCGAATCGCATGCTTTTTGAATAGTTCTCCAGGGACTAGAGAATGTTCCTGGATTTGTATCATTACCACTTGTTGATACATAATATATTGAACCTGTTGAGCTTATTGGTTCGTATATTCCAACAAGCATATTTCCTTGTTGGGTCCAAGTTCCACCATTTTGTGTGAATACCCAAGCAGATGCCGTATTAATATCATCACCATAACCACCTATTGCTAACGTATTTCCATCAGCACTCAGAGAACAAGATAAACCTTGCTGGGAAGGACCTGTTGAACCAGTTAATCCATTATAACCAAGTCCAATGAGTTTCGATCCTTGTTGTGACCAACTACTTCCATTTCGTGCAAAGATCCATGTTGCACCCATATTATTACCATCACCACAACCACCAACCGCCAATGTATTTCCATCTGAGCTTAATGAACAGGACATACCCTGCTGAGAAGGGCCAGTGTAACTACTTCCAATAAGTTTCGATCCTTGTTGTGACCAGATACCATTGCTTCTTGTGAAAATCCAAGTAGCACCAACACTTGTATTATCACCATATCCTCCTATTGCCAATGTGTTTCCATCAGCACTCAGGTAACAAGAATATCCCTGCTTAGAAGTACCAGTGTAACTACTTCCAACTAACTTTGAACCTTGTTGTATTGTGGGAAAGTATGAAAAGTTGTTGGGAATAAATGTTCCAGAACTCGATATCATGGATAATAGTGCTTGTTGGGGTGTGAGTTGTAAGGTTCCATTGGCATATCCCCCTGTAGAAACTATGTTTACATTTACAGGATTTGCTCTTGTGTGAGAAAGTCCAATATATTTTGTGAAACCATCGTATCCTATTCCACCAGTCATTGTCATTATTCTTAATCCAGTCATTGAATCGATAAGAGAAATGTCAGTGTTTGCAGAAACATTCCCATTTTGAGTTAGATATTCCATTGTTATATAACTTGGGCCAGTATAACCAGTATAACCTGTGTAACCTGTATACCCAGTTTCACCTACTCCAGTATAACCCGTATACCCAGTATAACCAGTTTCACCTACTCCAGTATAACCCGTATACCCAGTATACCCAGTTTCACCTACTCCAGTATAACCCGTATACCCAGTATAACCAGTATAACCAGTTTCACCTACTCCAGTATAACCCGTATACCCAGTATAACCAGTTTCACCTACTCCAGTATAACCCGTATACCCAGTATA